ATTAGAACGACCAGGACCACCAGAACCAATTAAAAGTTCAGTACCACCTTTAGCAAGTACAGCCCTGTGGAAATCACGAATACCATACTCACCTGTACAAAGTGTTACAACACGATTACCCATTTCAATCCTACCAATAGAAAGATCTAAGAATACTTCAGTCAAGAAGTCAAGATCCAAAGTTGAGTAGTAGTGAATGTTAGAAGGAGCAATTTGTTCAAAAAGACCTGCACCTGATTCCAAAGGATATTTTCCAGAAGCATCTTTGTTCAAGAAAAGATCTTTGTCAGTGAAGTTATGTAGACCATAGAAGTGCATAACTACGTTAGCTACTTCTGCTTGGTACATAGCAATCATGTCAAGATAGTTAATCCAAACACGTTCTTGCTTACCATCTACACCTGGGAAAGTAAATTCCAAAGGATAGTTTTTACCTTCATTAATCATGTTACCTGGAACTTCATATTCAAAACGCTGCATAGTAATGCGGTTTCTCATTCTGAAAGGTGAAGTAAAGTTAGGCTTTTGACCTCTGTTAGAAAGAGTTGAAGGAGCTACGTTGAAAAACTTAGCCCATCTGCTTCCAGCTTCAAGTTCTTCAGCAGGTACAGAAAGCATTGGATCTGAAGTAAGAAGTTCTACTTCATATTCAAAGTTAGTTCCTTTTGGTTTTACAGAAATTACACGAAGTAAATATTCTGCTTTGTTACCTTTAATAATGTTATCTGCTTCAAAATATTCTTCACCATATACCATAAAAAAAGATGCTACTCCAGCACCAAGTTCACCTGCAACAGCTGCAGATGTTCCTGTTGCATCATAAGCATCAAGAAGTGGAATATTTTTATCATGCTGACCTTGCAGCATCCACTCATAAAAGTTGTTTTCTTCAACTTCTACAGTTGGAAACTGATTGAGAAAATCAAACATTGCATTCTTCAAATTAGTTCTGAAAATTTGATGAATGGTGTTTGTTACTAGCTGAGGACGCTTCATGTATAGAGCACCCAAGTTGTTTGCAGTTACAAGACCATTGTAGTCCTTAGCTGCGTATTTTTGTAGTTGAAATAATTGCATTGTTATTTATTATTTAAGAAATTTTCTAATGAGGTAAGTACATCAACCTCTTTATCATTAAGTGTGTTACTTAGATTAGAGCCTGATTTAAACGCTGCTTTTTTTAATCTATCATCAATTGATCTAGAAACTTTAGTTTCTGCTAGACGCATAATTTTAGTCAAGTCAGGTTTAAGGTTTCCTTTTTCATCAGTATTAAATAGACCTAGTTCTGTCAAGTAGTGTAGTTGCATTCTAAATGCTTCTGGGTTTTTTCTTGACAAAGCAGCTACTTTGTTTAAAGGTTGTTTATTTTCATCATAAGCTACTGTATCAGTCATAGACTTGTACAATTGCTCTTTCATTTTATCAGTAAGAGGAACTCCTTTAAAAATCTCAGGAGTCTGATTAATTGTATACTTTAAAGCTTGAAGTCTTTTTTGAGCTTCTTGCTGTCTTTGTTGAGCAACATATTGTTCCTCTTGTTTTTTAAATTCAATTTGTTTTTGAACTTCTTGGTTTAATAACTGAGCTGCTTCAAAACCTTCTTCAGCAAGTTCATCTAAATCCTTGGCTCTCTCAACATACTTGTTAATTTTTTCTTGAGAAAAACCTTTAGTTCTTAGAAGCTCTCTGTAAAGTTGTTCAGCTTTTTGAGTATTAGACTCTAATTCATCTCTGGTTACTGAAGCATAATCAATAGCTTTACTACCAATTTCTAAAGATGAGTCTTCATCAAGACCATCCATAAACAGTTGAAACTGCTTACGCATCTTGCTTGGCATTTCACTAACAATATCTTCAAAGATTTTTACACCTCTTTTAAAATCTCGTCTTTCCATTAAAGTTTTAAAACTATCAGGAGTACCATCAAATTTAAAATCATCATCTTCTTCAAAATCATCTTCATCAAAAAGACCTTCAGATTTAAGTTGTTCAGCCAATACTTTGTACAATGGCTCATCATCATCAGAAGTAGTATTTGATTTTTCAGATGTAGGTGGTGCAAAATCTTTTGCTTTCTTTTCTGGTGCATTAGTTTCATCATCATCTGATGAATCATTAATTAAGTTTGAAAGTTCTGAATCAAAATCAAACTCACTTGTTTCACTTGTGTCTTTTACCAAATTTTTATCAGATGAATTATCAATTACTTCACCTGCACCTCCACTTGGAGCTTCAAAATCAGGGCTGTAAAATTTACGTGTTTTCATATTATTCTTACAAAATTATTATTATTAATTATTTATTTATTAATAAACTATTGTTTTTCTATATAGCTTATTATTTATCATATTTATTACGATTAGTCTTAGCTATCTTAAGAGCTGTCTCTGCTTTTAGTTTTTCTATTTGTTCTTTACTCTTTATTTCTTGTTCTTTTAAAGATATTTTTTGCTTTTCAATTTGTGATTTTCTTTCATCCATTTGATTTTTCATTAAAAGTTCTTTATCTTTTTGAACTTGCTCAAAAGTTTGCTTTTGTTGTTGTAAAGCAATTTTACTTTGTTCTAATACATCAGGTATCATATTTTCATTTATATCTTGATCTTGTGCATAAGACATTGCTCTAATAGTTTCCAATTGAATTTTATTTTCTCTATCCAATTGTCTATTAATATCTTCCCTATTAAGTTTCTCCATTTCAAGTTGCAATTCCTGAGCTTTAAGTTCAGCTGCTTGAGCTGCCATTCTTTCTTGAGATTCTTGTTGCATTTGTTGCATTTGCTGCTGTTCTTGAGTAATTTTATCTTGAGCTTCTTCCAAATATCTTGCAAGAGCAGATACACTATCTTTCTTATAAATTTCAATAAGATCTCTAAATTTAATCTGACCTGTTTGCATACCTGCGTGAGCAAGTTGATTAAGTGCTTGCATAAGTTCTTGTGTATTTGGACCATCATCTATATGAATATCATATTCTGATTCTGCAAACTCATCATAGTAACTTACAATTTCAGCACCCATATCATCAAGTACAAATTGTGCTTTATGTGGGTTTTGTTTCCATACATATTTAGCAACTTCTAATAATCTTTCCATACAATCCCTTTTAAATGAATTGTGTAATGCAAAGTACTTTTCAGTCATAGAGTTAGATGCTGTCCATCCCATGTTAGATGTACCTACATTAGCATCACTTTTTATATCTCCTTGCCTGTATTCATTAACCCCTGAAATTAAATCAAGCTGTTGTTTAACAAATGATAGTAGTTGAACATGTTGATTAATATAATTACCCATTTCAAGATTGATACCTGTTGCAGCTAATTGATTATATGTACCTGCTGATTTACCTTGAAGAGGTCCTTTAAGTACCTCATTGGTAGGGTCCATAAACATTACATTAGTAGCTTCTGCATACTGTAACCATTTGAGAGGATCCCATTCTGAAGGAATCATACTAACATTAATTGCTAACATTGGGCCTTTGTATTTAGAAATAGCTAGATTTAATCTATGAAAGAATATATCATACAAGTAATCCATAGGTTTCATAACATCCATAAATGACAGTACCCTTGAATTATTTGTATTACAATAAATACCTACATAAGGTGGTTTACTTTCTGATAGATTACTCATACTCCTTGATTGATAAGGAATAGGTCTAATCTTTACATAAATATCATTGGCAATCTTAGTACCTTCCCACCACTCATTAATCCATAACCATTCTACAGTTTCACCTGCATCTTTATCAATCTTATAATATTCATCTACAATTTTTTCTTGTGGACTACCATATTCATCATAATATGCAACTTTACCAATCTTTCTTCTAGATCTCCAACACACTCTCATTACTCTAACATTACCTCTTTGGTCATAAGCACCACCAAAATAATGTGTAGCAATTTGATTAGGTACAAATAATTCACCTGCTGTATATCCAAATCTTTCTTCAACAGTAATATCTCTGTTGTAAGCCATTTGAATACCACCAGTTCTCATTGAATTATATTCCTTACTTTGTTCAAGATTTGATATTTCATCTTTAGTTAATTCTAAATGAAACATGTCAATAACTTGACCTACAGACATCATAGTATATTCTACAATCCAGTCTGCATCTTCTATTTTATAAGTTTCAGGTGATTGAATAGTAAATAAATATAAAGGATTTACTTTTCTAAAAACAATATCATTTCCAAGCTCTTCAATACATACAATTTCCTCACCTGATATAAGAAAGTCTTCCCAACATCTTAAAAAGATATCTTGAACTTTTAACCTCTTATATTCATATTTTAATATTTTATTAGCAGTTATTTCCTTAAGATCTTGATAATTATATTTTAAATATTTATCAAACTTACTAAGTTCTTTCTGCATTTCTTCCTCCATTACTTGAGGATCTACTTCTTGCCCAGCAAAAGCTGCTTGAAGTTTACTTTGTGCTATTGATACCAATTTTTGGTACCACATATCTTTAATTTGTTCTTCTTTAGAAGATATACCCATTTGATCAGATGATGAAATAAAAGCTCTAAAAGGATATCTGTTTAGTCTCTTAGCTTCTTCACCAACAAGGGTATTAATTTTAGAGTTACCCAATCCTATATGCTGCATGTTTTTAGGAAATGATGAAAATTCAATACCATATGGTTCACATATAGCTTCAATATCCTTATCAGTTAGCATATTATTTCTTAATCTATAGTTAACTTTCTTATTATAAAAAGTTTGTCTAACTACAGATGAATCAAACATTAAAACATTTTCACCAGCATCAATACATTTTTTAGCCCACTCTAGATTTTTCTCACTATCTGAGAGAGTTTGTCTTGGTACTTGTATTACTAAGTTATTCATTTTTTACAAATTTATTATCTACCAAAAAAACTATTAAAAAATAAGTTATTATCTTTATAGCTATTTACTTCATTTAAAGGATTATAACTATCTTTTAAAAATCCTTTTTCTTTAAAAAACTCTGATTCTAAAAAAGACTTAGATTTTCTCTCTTCACTTTTAATAATTTCTCTGTTCAAAGTTACATCTAAAATCAATGCACCAATCAAGGCTGATACTCTATCAAAGTTTCCATCTTTATTCCACTTAATTAATTCCTGTATTAAGCCAGCAGACCTTAATCTGCTAAGATTTAATATTTCAGAGTTAGGTTCAATAGGTTCTAGCAACCATTCTCTGATTAACTCTCTACCCCAAGTATTTGTTCTTTCAGTAGCTTTGTATCCATAACTAGTATTTAAGTTAGGTTTCCACTCTATTTTATCTCTAAGTTGAACAGGAGTTTCAGCTAACGTATATAATGCCTTTTTATGCTCCATATATGTAACAAATCCTAACTTATTAATTTCTGGAAATCCCATAGCATTGTAATATACAATTAATTTTCTACAATTCTCATAAAAATCTTTAGCTAACTGTGGTCTTCCAGTATATTCAGCTACTATTCTTCTAGTAAATCTATCAAATACAAGTGCACATCCTGCAGAATCAGTAGTTGAATAATCATCATCATAGGGGTCAATAGCAACTATATATCTTCTTGGAAAAACTTTTCCATCATTATCTTTTTGAGGTTGCTCATAAATTTCTATACACCCTGTAATATCATCATCAGGTCTTTTCTTAATGGGATAATCTCTATTAGGTTTAGCTGAATCAGAAGTTTGAAATCTTAATTCCCCTTCTTCTGTTACTGTAAAATTACCTACCCAGTTACTTTCAACATATTTTTGAGGATTAGATTTAATTTCAGCTAACCTTTCATTAAGTAACATTGTAGGAAACATATTCCCTGAAGTAATTAAAAATGCTTCAGAAGGTGTTGTAGGATATTGAGTTACTGCATCTC